TGCTCCAGTATCTCCCTTGTCGCCTTTTGGACCTTTTGATGTAACAACAAAACTGTTTGCTACAGGAGAAGCAACAGATACAGTGCTTGTTGTCTGAGTGAAGCTAAGCGCGTTACTGCCAGAAACAGAAACCTCTACAGTATTCCCCTGTGTTGATGATACAGTTACACTCATCTTCTTGCACTGCTAGTTGCTTTGGTTACATCTTCATTGATGGTAAATGACCCGCGCAACACTGTAGTGTGTGTGTCTACACCCGATGCTGTTGGAAGAATAAACTGCAGATCATAAACATGGCGACCAGGAGGAACATTTCGCATAGTCGCAGCAGTAGCTTTAATCGTTACGTTGCCGCTATCATCTACAACAAATGGCTCAAAATATGCGCCACCAGGAATCTCTGCAGTATTAAGATTGCTGCCCTTAAGGCCTCTCTCCGTTGTTGCAATCAAAGGACTTCTAGACTTTCTTCCTGTAGCCCACACCTGCATTACAAATGCATAGCTAGACGTGACAAGAGTTAAGCCCGTACCACTAGAATCCTTAAGGGTTACAGTAAGTTCAAAGGTGTCCCCCTGGCGACATGTAATGTCAAGAACCTCCGATACATCTAAGTTTACTGAATTAGACATCTTGCATATTCATTAGTGCGTTTCTCATTGGATTGCCATCGCTGTCTTTAAGCTCAGTCCTTTGACCCTTTCTCTGAGAGATAAGCTTAGACTGTTCGACTGCTTGCTTCTCAACTCTTTCGTCTTTGCGATCTTCTTTGAGAACTTCAATCTTCTCTTTAAACTCTTCATCAGTTTCCTTGAATCCAAGTGTAGCCTTGGCCCTGATGGTCTCAATCTCTTTGTTAAACTCGTGGCGAACAGCAGCCATCTGAGCATCAAGCTGAGCCTTGAGCTGAAGCTTTTGAGCTTCAATCTGAGCTTCTGCTTGCATCTTTTGACCTTCCATCTGCATCTGCATAGCTTGTGACTGTTGAGCCATCTGAGCTTGCATCTGCTGCTGTTGAGCAGCCATCGACTGTGCTTGCTGAATCTTTTTCTTTCGGCGGACAACAAGAAGTCTTTCGGCCTGGTTGACATCCTTAAGCTCTCTGATTGCCATAGCGTCTTCTAGGTCAATCTCTTTTTGGCCCAATGAAATCTGAATGGCCTGCTCTAAGTATGCCTGATCCTTATCATCCATATCCTTCTGTACCTGAACACCAAAGTTGTACATAGGCAACCTAGAGAAGCTAGTAAGAATGCTCATATTGGTTTCACCAATAGCATTCTTGTACACCTCCATGATGACTGATTCCTCAGGAAGAATCTGCAAACACTTGACAATGTCATTGCATACGTTCTTGTACAGAATCATCGATGCATTTGTGATATCGTAAGTAGCATTGTTTGATGCAGCAATGGCTTGCTCACGCACCCCGACCAAGGCTTCAGACTTTGGAGTGCTTGCATCAACTACTTCATTGATCCCCGTTGTGTCACGGATCATTCTGAGGTAGTGGTTGTACAGCCCAACAAGCTCATTAATGTTTCTAATACTGTTCCCGATTTCACGGATTGGCGGGTTTTGGAAACCGCCTTCTGGGTTCTTGCTCCTATAGTAGAAGACACCAGTTTGCTCGTAGATATCATGTAGGTCCAGTGGCTGTAACTCACCACCCTTTCCAAGCTGCACATTCTCAAGACCTTCAATGTCAATGATCAGGCCATCAGGCTTTGCCTTCGCGATGGCTTGTTGAATCTTCAGGTGAGTCAACTGCAACATGTCAGCAAATCCAACACAGCTTGATACCATAGACTTAGGCATCATGTCTGTCATGTTTGTTGCTACGACAGAATAAGACATCCTTGCTTTGCTGATGTCATGGATATTCTTTGGCACATTGTGCATCCTGCCATAGCCAAACAGATAGTCAGTGCCTATTACAAAATATCCTTTGTAGACATTGACGATTTCCATCTTATGCGGCTTGCGCTCAAAGACACTCCCTGCCTTTTCTTTATAGTCGAAGCCTTCGTAGAAGAAGTTCCTGTTGCCGAATCTATTTTCTTTTTCCTCAAAGAACATGCAGTCAGTAGACAGAAACTCAAACTCCAAAACATCTACCGAATACTCTTCGTAATCGTAGACATTTCTATTCATGCTTGTGTCAAAATGATATCCTGACCCCATCTTGCCAGTAACCTTTTTGGCAATCTTCTCAAAGTCTTTGTCTTCTAGCTCGCCGCTGGCAAGGCGCTTAAGCTCTTGAATAGGCATGCTACGGATATGGCCCGCATATGTGATATCCTCAAAGCTTGGGTCTTCGGTTTGACTATGAATAAAATCTTTTGGATCAACATAATGGGTCTTGATTCCATAGTTAGGATCATTTGACCTCTTCACTACAGCCATGCCATTGGTAGCCAAGTCATTGACGCACCGTCTAAAAGTGTTGTCATCAAAGCTGTTCCAAGACAAAGTCATGTCTGTTGCTACCTGAGCAGCAATCTCAGCATCACTCTTGACATTCTCCCCCATAAAAATTTCCGCCTCTGCCTCGGTGTCTGGAATCATAGACGGGTCCATGCCAATTGTTGCACCTGTCTTTTGTTGAAATGCCATAAGCTGCTTCTTCAGTGCAACCTGGATCTCAATTCTTTTTTTGTCCCTGTTCTTTTCAGAGGACGACAGAGGGTCAACGGCCTCTAGGTTTGGATAAAGATTTCTACCCAGGATCTTGTTTACCACAATCCTCACAAACTTGGGCAGGATAGGTACTGGTGTAAAGTCCAAATTCATCAAGCTACCATCGCCTGCATTTGGATCTGCATTATTTAGAAGTCGCTTGTAAATGCTGGTGTCTTGCACACCTGTAGCATAATCTTTGTTTTTCTTAAACAGATTGTATCGTTTTGAAAACAAAGAGTTACTGTCAGACTTTTTCCCCCACTGAGACTCAATAGCTTTAGCATATCTCAACCCATAGCCCTTACCCTCCTTCTCTTCTTGAGAAGCAAGTGGATCGGGGAAGTTTTTCTTACCGCTATATTGTTTCATTTAAGAGAGAGTATATGGCACAAATATAAGGAATTAGCCTATGACACTATATCGTCTAAAAAAGCGACGCTCATCGAACGATTTAACCTTTTTCTTTTTCACTTTCTGAGCAGCCAAAAGAGCAAGACCTGAACTAATTGTCAAGTCAAACTTTGTCCTGTTGTCTATCTTGTAGGCTATCCAGTCTTCAAGAGTTTCATTGAAGTACATGTTGCCAACCTCAAGTGTTTCATGATTGATGCCAACATGGTCATGTATGTAGGATTCAATCGCGTGAGCATGCGACTGGATGATATCCTGAGAGTTTGATGGAATGCCTTTGGTCTTCACCTTTACCTTAGCGCTGCTGGTCTTTAGGTGTTGCGGTCTATCCATTAGGTAGCCATCGTAACCCCTTGATTCAAAGTATCTTGCGATACCGTACTTATTGTTTTCAATTAAGAGTGGGTATCCGTAGAAGAAGGCAGCCATCAATACATCCTCGTAAAAGATTTTTGCCAGTGGAGGACGTGAAGCATACTCCAAAACAAACATGTTTGATGGATGCTCCATATGAAACTTGTTGTATAAATGAAGCGCACCCTTTGAACCCCTGCCGTCAACTGTGGCATCTAGATCGTATGAGTCAACACCACCACAGCCCATCTCAGCATTAGGTGCAACTCGTTTGCCCTTGATTGTTGCTTTCTTGTTTCTTAAATCTACAGGTGGCATCCACGAAACTTTAAATCTCCCATTAGGATCTGGTGTAAAAACCACCTCGGTATCCTGCACTCCACCCTTCCAGATGAAATTACCCACTACTACAGGGTTGGGAAACAACTCTTCGTTGTGCTCTACCTGCTCGTAGATTTTACCAATATTAAATACACTGCCCTCAATGCTATCTCTAAAGGCTTCATCAGAGGTAAAAGGAAACTGACGAATAACCTCATTCATCTCAGAAGCATTATGCTTCAGTGACGATCTTTCGTTCTTGAGATACGTCTTCGCTCCGATATCAATAGTATCACCATCAAGACCAGATAATACAGTATCAGGGTCTTCAATGACTGGATGTCCGTGAGCGTCGAAGAAGCCTTCAAGAGACTCATACGCAGGAATAAACAAGCGATATAGACCGCTGCGAGTTCTACCATTTTTGTTTCTTTCTAGTGGATTAGAGTCCTCCCATAAGGCCTTGTATTCTTTGCCACCCTTTGACATAGGGTTTACAGTGCTGCCAACCAGGGCCTTGCCTACAATTCTCTTACCTACAATTAAGCATGTTCTCTGTATCCTCCAGGCATCTCTAATGTCAGTGGGCTTCTCCCACTTACCTGCCTCATCAAGATAAAGTATGTGCAGCTTTTCACCATCGTATGCATTGTTCGTGGTGTTCTTCCAATTGATAACTGTATTGAGAGCCTCTCCCT